GTTCTCAATGACGGCATTGCTCGCCCCCGAAGTATTCCCCTCGATGGTGTATATCCTGTCCTTGTCCACCTTGTAGATCAAGCCTATGTGCCTTGCTCCCGATGGCTTCTGGAAGATCACCAGATCACCTGTCTGAGGATTGCTCTTGGAATACTGTCCGGCTCGCTTGAATCTGTCTCTGATCTCTCCGCACGACATACTCCACCCATGTAGCAGTCTTTCCGCTTCTTCCTTGCCGTATCGCTTAAAGATGCACCAATCAACGAATATAGCACACCACGGCACGCCGTTCACGAAGGGCGAACCAACCGCCGCCCTTAGCTCTTGTGCGTACTTAGTGAAGTTGTTATCACCTACATTCCTTGCCTTATAATCAAGGTCTGCAAGGCTCTTCTTTTCAAGATAGCCGACCTCCTGAGTCGCTATGTCAATGAGCTTGTCCATAAGCTATCACTCCCTTACTGATTCTGTTTGCATATGCCGAAAGCCGGACGGATCCCAACAGAGGCGGAAGCGTTGGAATAGCCCGGATAACCGGGAAGAAAACAAAGGATATAAAAACAATTTTAGAAAACAATAAGTGACCGCTGATATTCGCATTCGCATTTTATACTATGAAGCAACCTTGAACTTAATCAAGCGACCGCCGATATTCGCATCCGCATCCGAAGCGGAAACATCAACATAACAACGGAAAACACCCGCACTACCACCATTACCATAATCACCACCGCCACAGGCGAGCCTCGAAGCATACAAACCACCGCAATCCGCAGATAATGTTTTTTTTTGTATGTGATAACTAAAGGGTGCAGTTCATTCAATGTGCAATATCACCTTATTCATCACCTATATGTTCAACAGGGATGCAACAAAAGTCTGTCACATCCCTGAAAGAACCTTTGAAGGATGTTTATAAGTACATCAAGCGGGCAGCGATAGTGGCAACGGAACTGGAAGAAGCACTACTCACATCAAGCTGAAAAGCACCCGCAACAGCGTCATTAGCCCAACGACCGCCGAATAGAGCGACCTTACCCGCATACAAACCACCGTAATCCGTATAGTATGTGGATGCTGAACCGCTGACTTCCTTTGCAATGAATCCAGTCTTTGTTCCACCCTGAACCTTGTTCATATAACCGCCAATATCAGCAGATGCACCCTGACCATTGTCAGTATATCCTGAACCACTGTCATTGAAACTGCTGTTTGCAGTCAGGATGTTTCTTGTGGAATTAGTCACAAGACCATCAATCCATTCCCAAATGTTGCCCCAAAAATCTTCAAGACCAAACAGTTTCACATGATGTTCTTGGTCTGTCATGTATGAAGGTGTGGAAGACCTGATGATTTCAGAATCCATTCCATATGCTTCAGAACCACCTGTTGCAATTGCAGCAGAATGTGTTGACTTCACATAGCCCTGACCAATGGTGGACTGTGAATCAAGATTTTTATACTTCAGAACATACATTGCCTGTCTGAATATAAGCTGATAGAATCCTGACTGTTCATAGCCTGAACCATTAGCCTGTGCAGAAGTTCTGAATGCGCCAATAGTTTTTGATGCTGTGATGGTCTTCCCGGATAATGAACGAAGTTTGGAACTGCTTTCATATCCTTTGTATGCACCAAGATAGAACACATCCTTTGCTGTGCTTCCCCTTGTGTGTGCATTATATTCAAAACCTTCTGCATCAGGGTCATCTGTCATGGAAATGGTCACCACACTTCCTGAAGTAGAAATCTTCAGACCCCTTCTTGGAAATGCAATCATGACATCACCTGCTGAACCGCTTGTGATGTCTACATTGTTTCCATCAACATCCTTTGCAAAGTTGTCAGGATTCAACTTCACACCTTCAACACCATTTTTCAACATACAAGGATAATGACCAAAGAAATCATCCCAATCAGAAGAACCTGCTGTCATTCCAACTGCATCATCAGCATATGTCACACAAGATGTAGGATTGCTGTTTGACTGGTCAATAGTGACTGTCATGGTTCTGTATTGTGGTGTTCCTGTGATTCTATTTGCAGGATTGTTGTTCACTGCACCTGTGTCTGCATAAGGGAACAATTGGAAATAGTATGTTGTCCCATTGGTCAGACCATTGATTTCATATCCATTGGTCTTGTATGCATCAAGAACCTTGTTGTCCACAACAACTGTTCCATCCTTCACACTTTCAGGATATGAACCCGCTTTCATGACAAGTTTTGTTCCACCCCAAGTGCAGATGGTTTGTCCTTCAATGATGGTGTCACCGGGGTCTGACCACTTTACTGTCAACTTTGTGTTTCCTGTCTTCACTGACAAATCAGAAACATTGGAAGGTGAAACACCACCACCGCCTCCATTATCAGCGATAGCCTTAAGGAATATCTCTTCTCTTGTCACAGGTTCGGGTAAATCGACAGACCCACCTCCTCCACCGCCTCCGCCGTTCTCGGCGATTGCCTTTAGGTATATTTCTTTTCTTGTTATCGGTTCGGGAAGATTCATTGTGTTCTACCTCCTTATGTGTTAGCGTTTACGGATACGTTGAAGCTATAAGTTGCATTTGCGGGGATGACTACAGGCGTGCTCAGCACGTCCCTTGTTAGCAATGTGAATACGCTATTCTGCCAATCGTAGCTGAGTCCTGCGAGTATGCCTATCTCGCTCACTGTGACAGGGCTTGAGCTTATGTTCTGATAGGTCTGAGTGACTGAATACAGGGTCTTAGGGTTGGTCGAAGCTACGATCTCACCCGACAGATAGGACAGCACCCCTGCCATGTCGATCATATTCTCAAGCTTATAGTCTGAGGCTGTTGGGGCTGTGTCTCCTGTTCCGCAGATTATAGATACACCCGTATCTGCTGAGAGTCGATAGCTGTTTATAGCTCTCGACGTCCTGAGAGTGTCCGCACTGCCCCATATCTGTGTACTCTGTGAGCTTGCTCCACTCTGAACATTCCACTTAGTAAGCACCCTTTGCTGATTCAGTGTAAATGAGGCTATAGCCGCCGTGAAGTTGTCAAGCACCATATCAAGTCACCTCCTGTATACTTACGGATGTATTGAGCAAGGCGGTGGTGTTCCCACCGAAGATATTAACCTGTGTGGAGAGGTTCTCACCGCTACCGCCTACGGCTATCTGAACCCATGCCCCATTCTGATTAAGCCATAGCTCAGCGGGACTTATCAGTCTAACGTACAAGTCACCATCTGAGCCAAGCAGACTGCTTGGTTGCCCTGTACCGTACAGGACAGCACCGTGCAGAGTGTTAAGCTTATCATCGGCGTCCATGAACAGCCCCTTGCCTACCTTAATCACTCCGAGCTTGGAAGCCGTCGCCGGGGACAGGTCAACGTTGATGCTCTCTTCCAATACACTCACTTGCTGTACAAGGCGGTCAATGCCTGTCTGTGTCCCTCTCTCTGATCGGCTGACCACTTGCGCAAGGTCAGGTCTTGAGCCGAAGCCCTCAACGGTGACCGCTCCGCCGTCGAAACTGTAGGACATAGCCATTGACCGGATACCGGTCACATCGTCCCAATATGCTACATCGAATATGTCCCCGAGCTCATAGCCCGGATCACCGACCGCCTCGAACGAGAAGGGCGTGTACTTAAGGGTTAAGGCTATGTCTACAAGAGCCCAACGAAGATCCTCAACCGTGTGCGTAGCCGTTGCCGGCACTGAGTTAAGGAATGGATTAAGTCCGAGCTCCATGGTCGTAGAGCCGAGGTAGTCCGATGACCTGTACTCCTCATACGTGGCACGCATAGCCGTGTATGTATCTATGGTCGAAGTCGATTCAGTCACTATGGCATTCTGAGCCGCTGTGTCTGCATCGATCTTGGTTATTCTCTGATTATATTCGTCAAGGCTCATGAGCCCTGCCTGGTATTGCTGTGTGACCGTCTGACGCTCATAGTCGAGTTGATCCAGTGCATCATTCGCTCTGATCCTCGCTTGATTCGCCGTGTTGATTACCGCATCGATATCCGCTTCCCTTAAGCCTACCTTGTACGGATCTGCTCCGTAGTATGTCTGTTCTCCGTTCGGCTCCTCAATGTAAAAGCCACCGTACAGAGTCTTATAGTCTGACAGCTCAGGAGACCCGGCTATTGACTTATTGAGGTTGATCGATGCGGCAGAGCCCGTATACTGCACAAGCTTAAGCCGTCCGAGGCGGTCGAAGGTAGCGAAGCAACCCAGCGCCTGAGCCAGATAGAACAGATAGTCCCTCCACGTAGACACGTGCTCCGCATAGTTCGAGTCGAGTCTTAGAGTCCAATTATCCGGAGTAAGCGCCTCAATCTCCGCCTGTGTGTTAGCCAGAGGGATACTGAGCGCATCCCTCAGGTACTTAAGGAACGTGAAGGCCTTGTGTGAGTGGCTGCTTGCTATCTCGGAAGGCTCAGTGTACGCCGTGCGATCGAGCTTATACATCCTGTCATATCCCACGAGCTTAACGCCGTAAGGCAGCCTTGTGGCTTCCGCTATGATATACACGCCGAGGGGCATATCCTCGGTAGTATCGGAATCCACCCGGAACGTGGTCTTAAGCGATACCTCGCTGTCCCTGTACTCCCCTAAGCTCAGATCGCTCGGAGGGTTAACAAGGTTGAACTCCATCGAGCCGAGGTACACGCAGCCAAGGTTAATATCCTCGGAGTCTGCGCACTGGTTCGATATTGACAGCGTACCGGCTTCTATATTGTCGGCGGTCAGGGCGTACACTTGACCGCCGGGAGTGGTGATCGTTCCGGACAGCCCCCACTCCTGTACTCTATTGTTAATAAGGGCGGCCTTAAATGCCGCCGAGGTAGCGTACATATAGCACCCTCCTATCATTCTTATAGCATTTCAAGGTCAAGGTTTACCTCCCAGAGCCCGTCTGTATTTGGTGTCCGCTCAGAGCCTTCAACAAGGCTCGTTGATATCGAGGTGATCCGCATATTCTGATAGACTTGCTCGTGGAGCTCGATGGTCATTGCCGTGGCCGGAAGGCTCTCAATGCGCCTCTTCCAGTAGCTTGTCACTTGGAAGGTAAGGCTTAAGCCGAGTATACCCGTCCGCTTGATCTGCTCATACGTCAGGCCTTCTTCCGTGGTGTAGCTACTCACTACCTTGCCGTATGAGTATTCAAGCTTGGTAGGGTTAGGCATCTGCACGCCGTTGATGTATAGATATCCATGTCCAAGCATATCAGCGCCCTCCGTTTCTTAGATCAGTCAACCTCTGAGCAGTGACCACGGCTCTGCCGAACTGTTGAGAGCCTACCTTAAGGGTCACGTTTATATCCCCGGAGGCTCTTCCGGTGTTAACCGCTGCCGCGCCGGTATTGGTCGCTATCTGGTTAAGTACTCCGGAATAGTCCGTTTGCATAGCGGCGGCAGCGCCCGAAGCGGCACCGCTTACGGCATTAGTGACAAGTCCGGTATTGTCCCGGATTCCCTTGGCGAATAGCTTCATCATGTCAGGCGCGTACGTGTGGAAGTTGGACAGCGGACCCTTCTCAGGTTCAGAGAATCCGATGAAGTCCCTGATCTTCTGACCCATGTTCTTAATTGCTTGGATAACCTTGCCTACATTGTTCTTGATTCCGGTGACGAAGTTTCGGATAAGGTCAGCGCCCCATGTGATTGCTTGCCTTGGGAGCCCCTTCAAGAATTCAATGGCTCTTGATACTCCGGTCTTAACAGCGTTGAATATACCGGAAGCTCTCTCAGCTATGCCCTTACCGAGAGCAACGAAAGCTTCAAGTACCTTGACCTTCGCGCCTATAGCCCACTGATACATAGCATCCAGAGCCGCCTTGACCGCCCTGCCTGCTGCCGTGAAGGCGTTTGACACAGCTGTCTTAACAGCCGTGGCGGCCGTCTTAATGGCTGAGCTGACCTTCTCGAAGATCTTCTTAGCAACTTCTACTATCTTATCCCAGTTCTTAATCACAAGGATCAGAGCCGTGATCCCGGCTATGATACCCGCTATGATCGGCAGGATTGGAAGCAGTGTCGCTGTGACAAATCCGCCTACAGTAACACCTATAGCAGATATTACAGGGGCAATGGTTCCAAGAGCTGTGACCACTGATCCGATGAAGGTCACCAACTTACCGATCACTATGAGCACGGGGCCGAGTGCTCCAACGATACCGCCGACTACTACTATAGCCTTCTGCATTTCAGGAGACAGCTCTCTCCACCTCTCAGTGAAGCTCTTGAGCACTTCCGCTACCTTCTGGAGCACCGGGGCGAGCACCTCGCTTATAGCCGCACCGAGCTGTGCACCGGCAAGCTTCAGAGAGTTGAGTGCCGTGGTCGTCGAGTCGATTCCGTCTATGGTCCCTGCGTAAGTATCCGCCACGCTTCCAAGGCTATCGGTGGCTGATTTCTTTAGCTCCTCAAAGGACAGGGTGCCCTGCTTAACAGCTGAGTATATAGCTGCACCTGCTCTTGTACCAAACAGCTCATAGGCAGCCTGTAAGCCCTCCGCATCCGTGGCGGCTCCGGTCATTGAAGCCTGAATCTCACCGAGTGCGTCATCCATGGACTTTCCGTCCTTGGCTGCATTCTTGAGGGCGGTTCTGAGACCGGTGAGCACTGCCGAAGTATCAACGCCTGATACTTCGACTTCACCGAGGAACTGAGCCGCCTCATTCGCTGACAGCCCCATCTCAGTGAGTGCCGGTGCGGCACTTATGAGGTTCTGTGCAAGGGTTGATACATTAACTCCGGTGCGCTGACCCACGGCGTTGAGCGTGTCCAGATAGCTCCCTGCATCTGAGGCGCTAAGCCCGAAGGCGGCAAGCCCTTTCTGCACGGAGTCGATCGACCCTGATACATCGGTTCCGTTGATTGTAGCAAACTGAAGAAACTGAGTAGACAAGTCTTGCAGATCCTTACCCACTAAGCCGAAGCGAGTATTGACCTCGCCCACGGCTTGCGCTGCATCCTCGAAGGTGGTGGGCATTGTGGTAGCTATCTCGTCCACTATGTCCTGCATGCCTGAGAGCGCATCACCGACGGCTCCTGTCTTAGTGATGAGCGTGTCATAAGCGCCGTCCACCTCGTCAAAGGACTTCATCGCCCCTGCTGCTATTCCGGTTACGGCGGCGGTCATTGGTAGCAGGCTCTCGCCGACCTCGGAGATCTTGCCTCCGACTTCTTGGATCTTTCCACCTGCGGCCTTCATCTGCTCGCCAAGAACGGATGAGCTGTTCTTTGCTTCCTTCTCAAGATCCTTGAGCTTGTTAGTGGTGAGCGCTATGTCCGCTTGCAGGGCGTCATACTCACCCTGCGTTATAGTACCCTTCTGGAGAGCCTCGGCGGCATCCTCTGCCGCTTGCTTCTCTGCATCGAGCTTTTTCTTTGTTTCTTCGATTTCTTTAGCCAGGGCGTTCTGCTTAGCCTTAATCAAGTCAGCGTTGCCCGGGTCAAGCTTGAGCGCCTTGTTGACCTGTCTGAGCTGGCTCTCGGTGTCCCTGATAGCCTTGTTCGCCTCGTTCAAGGACTTAACGAGACCGGAGGTCTTGCCCTCTATCTCAATGGTAATCCCCTTTATATTTCGAGCCATGTGCGCTCACCTCCTAAAAGTATCTATCCATATCCTCCTGTGTAGCCTTCCTCGGGTAGTCATAGCTATCGTTGGAGGATTCTGTTAATATGTCCAATAATTCGCCCACATCTATAAGCTCCAGCTCGTTGAGCCTTAAGCCTACCTGTAAGGCTCTGAGCGTCAGGAGCGGGGTTGTAAGGGGTCTTACTGTGGGCTTGGCGGGTTTTTTGAGACCGCGCTCCCGGATATGGACTTCTGCCAAACGGCTATGATCTCGGTTAGTGTATCCGGATCGTAGAAGTCATCTTCCTCGAACTTAGTAAGCCACTCCGCATAATCGACCTCATCGAGCTTACCGTAGATCTCACGGAACGGGCGGGTTGCTTGCATATTGAGTGTGAAGCATAAGCCCTTAATGAGATCCAACGTGGCAAGCCCTGAATTATCCAGGCCCTCCGATAGGCTGTCTGTGTCGATCCTACTGAATTCAAGCATCAGATCCTTGTTAAATATCTTTTGGTATAATCGAGGCGTTGCGGCGTTGCTCTGAAGCTCCACCCGCTTTCCGCCTATGTCAATCGCTTTGTACATACTCTCTCCTTCTCCCTTCAATTTTGCCCCGGGGGTGGCATACCTCCGGGGCTTATAGGAGGACACGTTAGGAATGGGGTGGCATCCTATGGTGTCGTTGACGGCAACGGAACAGCGCTATACCATCCGGCATAGGCGGTAGTATCTCCATCGGGTCCCATCTTATAACGGCAAAGGCCGTCATCCGGTCTTGCCGAAGCTGTAAAGCCTATGGTCTGAGTCTGAACCTCTACGGACTCCTCGGCGGTAGATCCTTCGGTGGAGGGTCTGCCAAGCATGACTCTGTACATGGCGTGCTTAGTAGCACCCTGATCTCCATTAAACTCGAACATAAGGGCTATGTACTTAATCACGTCGGAGTCCTTCTCAGCGATACCGCCCTTGCTGTCCTTGGTATGACCAAGGACATTAACCTCTACGTCCTCGGGGATCATTGCACTCTCGATCTCACCGGAATATACGAGTGATCCGCTTGTGGTGTAGTATGCTCTATCGTCTGCGTAGAATATGTTCTGCTCGCTATCGGCTTCCATGTTGATGCTCACAGCCCCCGGCCATGCCTTAACTGTTCCATAGGTTGTAGTGATCTCACCAGTGGTGGAGTCCGCTGTCTCGGTAACCAGAGCATAGTGCAGATTCTTAAGTCCGAACTGAACCTTGTTTGCTGTTGCTGGCATTTTATAGTACCTCACTTTCGTAAATCTCTTGGAATACTTCCGAGCCCGAATCGTACAGCTCATCCCTATCCCAAGGAATGTCGTGGGCGTCGAATACGCCCTCTATGGTTGATTCAAGGTCTGACCGCTTTGAGGCTGTGTACAGCACAGCCCTAAACGATGTGACCCTCTGATATGTCTTATTGTCTGCGAAAAAATTAGATGTTGTTGTGGTAAAAGCGATATAAGGCAGGGTCTCACCCTTTCTTGCGTGATCATAGTACACGGGGAGCTCTGACTCCTTGAGCATATTGCCTATGTCGTTAATAGTCATAGCCTTATACCTCCCTCTGGATCATCTCTTCAAGCTTCCGTGGAAGCTCTTCCTGAACCCACTCTTCAACGGGCTTAATGTGTGGCTTAGCGGCTACGTGCCCGACTACTCGCCCGTGGCTTACTACGTCGTGTCCGTGTTCCAGAAGGTGCGTGAGCTGGTACTTGTTGTTGTAAACCACGAACTTGCCCTCTACCTTCTTAACTCTCCACTGTCTGGCATAGTGCCCTTTCCACGCTCCGGATCCGACCGGTGAGGAGCTCTTAAGCTTCTTAACAGCTTCCTCCGCCACTTCCTCGCTTGCTTCATCGAGGGCAGTGACTACGCCGTGCTCGAACTGTTGGAGCATTGACTGCACTTCTGATGCGAGCTTATCTATCGGTACTACCATCCGTCACACCTACCTTATCCTCGAGATACAGCTCAATGGTATCGCTCTCAATGTCCCGGTAGGTCCTATACACTGCATACTCCTTACCGTGGAATAGGGCGATGCGCTCACCGGCGTATTCCCCATAGAACACTTCAAGCACGAGGGAAGGGCTGAGGCCTGCTTGCCCTGCCGCATAGAACTCAGCACGGCTCACTGACCTTACCCGGCAGAACACTCGCCTTGCTTCCGTACGCCCTACGGCGTTGAAGTCCTCATCCACCTCGCTTGTCTCAGATATGAGCTCAACTACATCATCCATCAACTCTCACCTGCCATCTTTTCGCTGAAAATCCTGTTGTTGAGAGCGAATCTCAACATCCGGGGCATCCCTTCGCCTGTCCTGCGCTTATTCCATAGCCACTCGGAGTACATCACTACGAGCTGTATGTCTTCGGCGCTGGATCCGTCAAGGGTTGCACCCTCACGGGTGATAGCCTGAACGGCAGCAGAGGCGAGAGAGCTAAGCCTCTCGTCATAGGCCGTAGTCGATATACCTAAGTCGATCTTAAGCAGACCGACCACTTGTTGTATCTGCTGCTCGTTCATGGTCTATCCCTCCTTTATGCTTAGGCCGTAACTGTAACTACACAGCTTGCGGCTACTCCGTTAGAGGTAGCGGTTATAGTAGCGGAGCCTGCCGCTACTCCGGTGACCTTGCCGGATGCGTCAACGGTCGCCTTGGTGTCATCTGAGGAAGCCCAAGTTACCTCACCGACTACCGGCGTGGTGGTTGCCTTAAGCTGTACCGTCTTGGTGGCTTCCACTGTTGCCACGGTCTTATTGAGGGTGATACCCTGTACCTCGTTAGCACTGTCCGGAGCGAAGGTTATGCCCTCAGTTGAAGGGGTTACGCCGTTAATACCGATTGCTACGAAGCCCTCAGCGATGACAGGTATACCGTCATATCTGGCAGTACCCTTGAATACTGTCTGATCCTGAAGGAATCTGTAGTGCTCGCTCTGTGCAAACTTCTCGGAGCTACGCTCAGCCAGAAGGTACAGATCGAGATATCCGCCGATGATCACATAGTCCGGAATGAAGTCCAGAACCTCAGCCACACCACCTACTACGGGGAGTGTGCCGTTGACTCCTGACACGATCACGCCGGA